ACAAAAGAACTATATTTTAAATACTGTTTTACAGAGCAAAAATATGGTTTCTGTTACGCCAGAAATAATTGATCCAGAATATATTGAAATTTCTCTCAATATTACATCATATTATAATCCAATGGAGTCTACTAAAACTGAGAGCGAATTAAAAACAATAATTACAAATACAGTTTTTGATTACGACGACAGCGATCTTAAGAAATTTGATGGTGTGTTTAGACATTCCAAATTGAGTCGTTTGATTGATGTTTCTGATCCGTCGCTAGTCAGCACAACAATGACAGTTCTTCTTCGCAGAAAATTAATTGTTAAGTATAATGTTTCTGCTCAGTATATTCTTAATGTTATTAATCCACTATACAACTCAGGTATCGCTGAGGGTGCTATCTATTCAACTGGATTCTTTATTAAAGATAGTGAGATAGTTCATTATATTGACGACGATGGTCAAGGATTATTAAGATTATATACATTAGATACTAATTTTCAGAAAAATATTGTTGATCCAGCAATAGGAACAGTAGATTATGACAGAGGATATTTGGAAATTAATAATTTAAATATTACCGACTTAGCTGATATCGATTTTGAAATTTCAATGAAACCACAAGCAAACGATGTTGTTTCAGCATTACATCAAGTTGCTGAAATTGCTCGCGATCATCTAACAGTAAATGTAATTCAAGATAGATCTGCAGCTGGAGATCTTGCTGCTGGATTTAACTACACATTTACTCCAATTAGACCATAATGCGAATTAATACTTCTTCTCTAATACCAAATCAGTTACCTGATTTCGTCAGGTCTGATTATCCAACATTCATTGCTTTCGTTGAGGCATACTATGAATATTTGGATAATCAGGGTGTCGATTTAAAATCGCTAAGAGATTTAGATACAACTATTGATAGTTTCATTCAATATTTTAAAAGAGAATTAGCAATAAATCTTCCAGCAGAAATTACTGTTGATGAGAGATTTTTGCTACAACACATTAAAGACCAATATTTGGCGAAGGGTTCTGAGGGATCTTTCAAACTTTTGTTTAGATTGCTGTATAATAAAAATGTTACAGTAAATTATCCAGGTCGTCAAATGCTTAGAGCTTCTGATGGTCGTTGGCAACAAGATGTTTCAATTTTTGTAAATGTAACTCTCGGAGATCCATCAGCTATTGATGGCAAATTAGTTGATGTAGTTAAACCAAATAAAACATTTAAACTGTTAATTGATAGAAGACAGTATGTTGAAGTTGAAATTGCTCGAATAGTTCAATTATCTGATAATACTTTTGAGTTTTTTATTGATAGAAAATATTTTGGAGAAATTGAAGTTGGTGATGAAATTCGTTACAAACAACTTTTTGTTGGAAAAATTGTATCTACTACTTCTAAACTGCAGATATCCCAAGCAGGACAGGGATTTACTCCTGGACAGTTGTTTGAATTAAAAACTGGTTCTGGTGTTAGATCTATTGTTAAAGTTACTCGTGTTGGTGAAAATGGAGAAATTTTATCAGCAGAGTTTATTAAATTTGGTATCGGTTACGCGACCGACTTTTCCGTCAGCGTAAATGCTTCAAATGACTATTACACAAGCACGAACGAATCGCTTCTAACTAGCACATTAATAACAGCTGGCAATATAGCAATTACTGATGTTACTCGTGGCTTTGGCGAACAGGGTTATATTAATACAGTTAATTATGCTTATGATGTAATTTCAGGAGTTGTTTCTCCTCCTTGGGATGGTTCATATGCTGGTGAAGTTATTCGTGAATTTTCTGCACAAGCAAGTCAGGGTGTTGTTATATCATCATTACAAGATGCCATTTTTAAAGTATCACTAGGATCTCTCGCAAAATATCCTGGATATTACTCAACTAACGACGGATTTTTAGATGATGCAATTTATATTCAAGACAGTCGTTATTACCAAGCGTTTTCGTATGTTTTAAAACTTGATGAACGATTAGACTCTTATAAAACTGCCGTAAAAACAATGGTTCATCCAGCAGGAACTGCTTTGTTTGGCGAGTTTGAGATTCAAAATAATTTTGATATATCAGTAGAATTAGAATCATTAGTCAAGAGTCTTGCTTTACAAAGAGCAGACTCAATCACCTCAACAGATTCTAATTTCACATTCGCAATTTCTAAACCACTATCAGAAGAAACAGTTATTTTACAAGTATTGACACAAATTATTAGTAAAGCATTGACTGACAGTGTAGAGCCAACTGATACAGACTGGACGCACCTAACCACAAAAGCAGTAACATCTACCTTAGATACACCAACTGATACAGACTGGACGCATTTAACTGGAAAAGCATTAGCAACAAGTTTGTCAACACCGACAGACTCTCTAATTCAAGATTTATCAAAGGCTCTTACAGATTCTTCGCCAATACTGGAGAGTCTTGTTCAATCTACGACTAAATATCTTGAGGATAACAGTGTCGGAACAATAACTACAGAAGGATATGTAGCCAAAAACCCATATAGTGAGGGTGGCTATTTTGCTGTCACCCCCATTATTTACGATAACACTATTGATTCAACATTTGATGTTGAATAATAGTTAATTAAACCCTAATAGGAGATTCATTAAAATGAATATGCAAGAAAATTTAAAACCAACAGGACTTGTAAAAGTAGTCCATACTAATGCAGCTGGTAATCTAGTTCAGGAATTTGAAGTTCCAAACTTAGTAACAACTGCTGGTAAAGGACATATTGCTGCTAAAATTGCAGCTACAACAAATTCACCAGTTGCTATGACTCATATGGCTATTGGTACTGGAACCACTGCTGCAGCAGTTGCTGATACAACTCTTGGAACTGAAGGTGGTCGTGTTACTTTGACTGCAAGCGTAGTTTCAACAAATACTGTAACTTACACTGCAACTTTCCCAGCTGGAACTGGAACAGGTGCTGTTACTGAAGCTGGTATTTTAAACGCATCTTCTGGTGGTACATTACTCTGTCGTACTGTATTCCCAGTAGTAAATAAAGCAGCTGGCGACTCAATTGCTATTACTTGGGTTGTAACAGTAAGTTAATTTCGGATAAAATATGGCGACTTCTTCTCTCTTAAAAACACTTTTACATAAATCCATTGCTGAGGGATTGTATAAAGAGGTCATCTCACGCACCTCAAGATACTACTATTTTCTTGGTAAAACTTTATCTTGGGTAGATGAAACTTCGCCACCTTATCCTATTGATTCTTTTCAATATGAAAAAGATACAAGAAATGAAATTATTACATTTAAACAAATAAAGCCATCTGATGTTGGGTTTGTTATTCCTAGAATCAATTGGGTATCTGGATCAGTTTATGATATTTACGATGACAAATATTCAACAGAAGTTCAAGGTCTTGATATTAGTAATGGGGGTGGTGGTTATACTCTTACCCCAACTGTAACTATTGGTCCTCCAAATTTAGCAACAGGAACTCAAGCTACGGCAACAGTTACTTTATATAATGGTGAGATTATTGATACGACAATGACCAATAAAGGTTCTGGATATACAAATCCTCCAACTGTAACACTTTCTGGTGGTGGTCTTGGTTCGGGTGGTGTTATTACATCAACGATTGCTAAAGCAGTTTCTACTGCGCAAAAACTTGAAGATGCGCAATTTTATGTAATGACTGATGAGTATAATGTTTATAAGTGTTTAGATAATAATAACAATGCTCCATCACTGAACAAACCAATTGGAACGCAAGTTTTGCCAATCTCTTTGGCAGATGGATATATTTGGAAGTACATGTATAATGTTCCTATTGCACTTAGAACGAAGTTTTTAACTGATGATCAAATGCCTGTTCTTACAGCATTAACACAACAGTTTTATTCGGCTGGTGGTATAGAAAATGTTATTATTGAAAATACTGGAACAGGATATACTGGAGCAACATTAACAGTTTCTGGCGATGGGTATGTAGAATCTGATCCTGTGTATTTGGGATCTGTAAATATTACAAATCGTGGATTATCTTACGCTGATGGTGATACGATTACTATCGCAGATCCATTTGTAACTATCGGAAGTTGGACTGCGACGACAGAACTTTATCTAGGTAACAGGATTAAATATGCTGGAAATATCTATGAAGTCGTTAGAGCAGGAACAACTGGTGGAGCACATCCATCACATAGATCTGGTATAGTTGCTAATGGAACCACAGCATTAAAATACTTAGGAACAACAGCAACAGCGTATCCTTCATTTACTTCTACTACAATTTCTGGTGTTGCCATTTCTGGAACGGCTGGTCAGTTTACTTGTTCTGCTGCAACAGTGGCTGTTGGTGATAGAATCAAAATTACTGGAACTTTTGGTGGAACTGGTTCAATCACTGGTTATGCAACAGGAAACACATATAAAATTTCTGCCATAACTGGAACTTCGCCAAGTGTTACTGGGTTTACTTTAACAACTACTTCTGATCTTCCAATTGTTACTACCGCTGGAACACCAACAGGATTAACATATACAGCTTCGGGGATTTCTGCTGTTAATTTACTTGGCGGTGTTCGTCAAGTTAATTTATCTTCTTTCGGAAGTGGATACACATCAAATCCAACAGTTACATTCAGCTATTCTGGAATAACATTTGATCCATCAACTGCTGTAAATACATCAACTGAAACAATAACTCTTGGTTCGCATTGGTATTCTAGTGGAGATGCTGTAGTTTATACAGCTGGAACTGGTGGAACTGCGATTGGTGGATTAGTTAATAATACAACATACTACGCCATTAAAGCATCCTCAACAACTATTAAGTTGGCATTGTCATATTCCGATGCTATTGCTGGTACTGCGATAAATCTCTCCTCAGGTGCAGCAGGATCGAGTCACAGAATTTACAATAGTTCAGATTACGCAACAGCAACAACAGAGTTATCACCAACTGGTAGCGTTAAAAGAATTATAATTACCAATTCTGGAGCAAACTATGCGGAAGCTCCAACTGTACATATTGGATCAGGATGGACTGCATCAACAGCAGTAACTCTGGGACAACAATATTATGTTTCAAATAGATTATATACAGTAACAACAGCAGGAACTACGCATGCTTCTGCTGGTCCGACTGGATCTGTTCTTGGAACTCAATATACAAATGGAACTGCTGGATTTACTTATGTTGGCTCGCCAGCTGTAGGAACTGCTTTATTGAGATACGGTTCTGGTTATGATTCTAACCCATTAATTACAATTAATACTTCAACTGGAACAGGATTTTCTGGCGCATTTGCATCGGTTAAATCTGAAGCAAAACTAATACCACTAGTTGATTTAAATGGACAAATAACTTCTGTTCAGATTGACGATCCTGGAGTTGGTTATAGTGCTGCAACTATAACAGTTGGAGGTGATGGAACTGACGCTGAGGTTTCGCCAGACATATCAATCGGAAATATCAATACACTACAAGCCAATAATGAATTATTAACTGTAGAAGGAACAATTAATAATATACAATTGATTAGTAGAGGATATAATTATGGTGTTGCCACAATTACTATCACTGGCGATGGAATTGGGGCATCAGCAGTAGCTACTCTGTCTGGTGGAAAAATAACTAAAATAACAGTGACCAATCAAGGATCTGGTTATACATATGCAAATGTTGTTATTACTGGAAATGGGCAAGCTGGGAAAGCAAGAGCAATTATATCACCATATGGTGGTCATGGAAAAGATGCGTTTGCTGAGTTCTTTGCCAGAACATTAATGTTTTATTCAAATGTTTCTAAAGATAAAAATCAAGGTTTTGATGTAAATAACGATTACCGTCAGGTTGGGTTAATTAAAAATCCTAAATCGTTTGGTGAAGATGAACGATTTGTGTCAAATCTTGGTTCTGCTTGTTATGTTATTGGCGCAAGTATTAATACTACAAACTTTACAAAAGATATGTTACTAACCACCCCAAGAACAGTGGGTGGAGTTGTGTTTCAAAGAAGGTTTAGAATTGTTTCAGTTACAACAACAGGTGCATTAATTCAGTCGTTGGATAATGAAGCTCCAGTTACAGCCGATATTATGACTAACGAAAATAATCAATTCTTCAGTGTTGCAGCAGTAAATGCTCCAACAGTTGATAAATACTCTGGAGATCTATTGTTTATTGATAATAAAGCTGGATTTACTCCATCAGCTGACGAAACTGTAACTATTAGAACTGTTATTAGATTCTAAACTAAATAGTTAGAACCATTAAAAGAAGAAATTAAATATGCTAAATTTTAATACCGAGCCATATAATGACGATTACGATGTGGATAATAAGTTTTATCGTATCCTGTTTCGCCCATCATTCGCAGTTCAAGCAAGAGAATTAACTCAGCTACAAACAATTCTTCAGGGTCAAGTTACCAATCAGGCAAATCACATCTTTAAACAAGGTGCCATGGTTGTTCCTGGGCAAGTTTCTATTGACACTAAAGTTCACTATGTTAAATTGACTTCTTCTTATAATGCTGTTGTAACAGAATCTTTTATTCAAACTACCATTGGAAAGTTTATTACTGGAGCCAATGGTGTAAAAGCCCAAATTATTAATGTTGTAAGTTCAACAACTACTGACCCAACGACAATATATGTTCGTTATATTTCTTCTGGAACTAATAATACAACTAAAATTTTTGCCGATGGCGAAGTCATCAACTTCGATGATGGCACAGATTCAGTTCAAGCAATCCCAAATGTAACTCCAGGAACTCCCGCTGCAACAGGACTTGGTTCAACTGCAACAATTCAGCGAGGAATATATTATGTAAATGGTCATTTCGTTTTATGTGCAGATCCTGTTACTGGAGAAGAGCAAGTTATTACATTAAGTAAGTATTCTTCAACTCCATCTTATCGTATTGGTTTAAACATTATCGAGAGTGTTATTGTTCCAGAAGATGACGAAACCCTTTTGGATAATGCGCAAACATCATATAACTTTGCTGCTCCTGGTGCGCATCGTTATCACATAGATTTAATCTTAGCAAGAAAAGCATTAGATGATGAGGATGATGAAAATTTTGTTGAGTTACTTCGTGTTGTTGACGGAGAAATTGAAAGAATTGTTACGAAAACAGAGTATAGCGAATTAGAAAAGACATTCGCTCGTAGAACTTATGACGAATCAGGAAATTATGATGTTCGTCCATTTACTATTGATGTCCGCGAAGCAAGAAATAACAATCGTGGAACATGGACAACAACTGCCACATCATATTTAATTGGCGATATCGTTAAGTATGGAAATAATTACTATACTGCTAAAAATACTGCAACATCATCAAACAGTGTTCCACCAACACATACTTCTGGTACTGCATATGATGGATCAGGATCAACTGGTGTAAACTGGGAATATACTGAATCGCCAAATTATAATCGTGGTGTAAGTTTAACAGGTTCTGATGACCAATTAGCAATTACTCTTGATCCAGGAAAAGCATATGTTCAAGGTTATGAAATTGAAAAAGTTTCTACTTCTTATGTTCATATAGACAAAGCTCGTGGTGTTTCACATACTGTTCAAGTAGATAATGCAATTATTCCACAAACTGTTGGTAATTATGTTTTAGTTAATTCAATTAATAGTGCGCCACCAGTTCATACTTTTGCAACAGTTAGTTTATATAATAGATTTACGACAACAGGTCTAGCATCTCCAGTCCCTGGAACAGGAGTTGGAACATTAG